TCCTGCTGAGTCTGAGTGTACGCGGCCTGCGCACCCTTCAGCGAGTCGAACCATTCACCAGCGGACTTGAAGTTCTCGGGGATCTTCTGTCCCTGATCCTTCACGTACCGCTCGAACATGGCTCGCTCATGGGCGTGCTGCTTAGTAGCGTTGTCAGCCAAGGGATCTGCCTTGACGGACTCGAGACCAGCCATGGCCTCGGTCGTCATAGGCGCATCAGCACCCGGGGTCTCCGAAACCGGAGCATCCTCGGGCGCACGATAGTCGTTCAAGTTCTCATCACTCATAGTTGTTCTCCTAAAGTGAATCACATCGGGGGTTGCATGGGTTGCTCAGCACCCGGCGGCATTCCGCCTTGGGCCATAGCCTGCTGGGCAGCCATCATAATTCCCTGCTGAGCCGCTCCGCCGACGCCCTGCGCGATGCCCTGAGACATCGCAGCGTTCGCCTGCTGTTGAGCAGCCTTCGCAGCCTGTTCATCACGCTTGGTACCGAGCTCCTCCTCGGACAGGATCCAGTTACGCGGATCGAAGCCAAGCGAGCCAATCAGAGCCTTGCCGTACTCGTCCCACCGGAAGTGCGAAAGCGCCTCGGGCGGAAGGTTACGCACCATCTCGCCGAGCTGCATGAGCTTCTGGAGGTCTGCGTCACGGGACAGGGCCTGAAGGCCAGTCACCACGTTGACCGACAGTCGGCCATTGATGGTGAACTCTTCACGGAGCCGTTCATCGAGCTCGCCGTCACGCAGCATAAGCGTGATGGTTCGCTTGACGATGGGCTCAAGCATGCTACGGGCGATCGCCGAGAAGGCGCCACCCAGTACATTCTCAATTTCCATCCCCATCATGCGGACCTCGGTCGCGGTGACGCGCTCAGCCGAGCGAACGCCAGCGGATCCAGTAAGGAACGCTTGGGCCACCTCTCGTCGCATGGTCTCCACTGCTGTCTGGGACGCGGAAAGTTGCGGCGAAAGGCTTTGAGCCGGGGAAATGGTGAACATGTTATCTGGTCTTACTCCAACGAAGGAGCCGGAGGGATAACCTGCGAGATCATCGACGTCTACTGGTGAGGCGGGATCGACTCCAATCCAGAAGGTGGAGGCGGCAACCATGCCCTTGATCATACTCTCAGTGTAGGCTTCGAGGGTCTCGATGTCGCCGAGGACTTCCTCGACATGGGACCGACCATAGTCTTCCCCGGTCACGCCGATCCAACGGAGCGGCATGAAGGGCGAGGACTCGAACGATCCTTCGTCAATCATGTTGCCTTCCGAATCCTCGGAGTAGAAGTCCCACTTGTCAGTCTCCTTGTTGAAGACAACACGGTTGAAGTACGCTTGGTACTCCTCCATATGAGCGCGGGCGTTCCACGAGGACGGGAAGAAGTGGTTGTCGAACGCTTCATAGGCGTTGCTGTTGGGTTCCTTTGGCTTCCAGTCGAGGTAGATCAGCTCGACGATGGATCCGTCGATATCACGACGGGTCACATACTGGTCCAGCCTGTAGACACGGAACGAGAAATCGTCGTCCATGACGAGCAGGCCGTCACCGGCGGTGATCAGGTGCTGGAGGGTAAGGAAGATCGACTCACGCATGTTCTTGCTCGAGAGGCGGCTATGGACCTGAGAGGCCATGGCTTCCATGTACGCGAGGGTCTCGCCCGTGGGCTCAGATCCGTCGCGCATCTCGAACTTGAAGAAGGGAAGGTCGTTCATTGGCAGCAGAGCCGCGAGCATCCGCGAAGCCATGTTGGTAACACCGCGAGCGGCGACCGACGAGAACGGCTTCGGGAGTTCAGAAGCATTCGTGTACCCCTCCGGAGGCAGGAGGGACGGAATCGTGAGCGCCGCCATGTAGCGGGCACGTTCCAGCTTCATTGATCTATGACTGTCGAGTGACTCAAAACGGTCAGCGACAGTACCTTCAGTTGGTTTAGCGAGGTTCTCTGCCATGGATCACCTCACACCGGACGCATACCGTCGCCGGTATCCGTCTTGCCGAGGCCAGCCGCAAGGGCAGCCTCGAGGGCGTCAAACTCAGCCTTCAGGGCATCCTCGGACTCGCTGTCGCTAAGCGACTCGAGCTCCACATCGAGGGCCTTCTGGGCACGGGCCATGTCGGCCTCGGTCTTGGCCGCCGCCTGCTCCATGCTGAGCTTCATCTCAGCGTCACGCTTGTCGAGCTCCTTCTGGAGACGCATCTGCTCATCGGCAGCGAGTGCAAGCATGCGGTCGTTCTCCATGGCAGCCTCATTGAGCCGAGCCTGAAGCTCAGCATCAGTGGATCCGCCCATGATAATGGACGGGCCGCCGCCAAAGTAACGCGCGGTGTGGTGAGGATGTTCCATGAAGAGAGAGGTATTGAATCTTGCCTTACGCATAGGACTCTCCTTCACTGGGGTCTATCATCTTGGAATTGAATATCGTCTCCAGAACCACCGAGGCTCCCGAGGCGCGACGTAGTCTCCTGATACTCAGTCTGCTGAGCCTCGAGCTTCTGCTGGAGGCTTCGCTTCTGAGCAGCAATAGAAGCCGCTCGTTGTTGGTTGATCTTCTTGTTCCGCTCAGCGGCGTCGAACTCAGCCAACGCGCGCTCCCTGCGGGTCTCAAACTCCTTGCGGTACTGCTCCTCTTCACCTCGGAGCTCTACAGCGAGCTTGCCCTCGGTGTACTTGGTGATCTTCGCAAGCTCCTCGTCCACGTTGGCATTGAGGTAGAACTCAGCGGGGTTGATCCACGCCTTGTTCTGGGTACCCATGGTGGTATACGAGAGGAACTCCGTGTCACCGGAGAGGCCAGCAAGAGCAGCTGCATCAGCGTAGGCATCAGCGGACTGACGGGCAGCCGTCACCTTGTTGATGGAGTCGACATACCCAATGAGCCCGAGAGAGCGGACATCTTCGCGGTCCTTGAAGTAACGGGCCGCATAATCCACAGCACCCATGTCGGACTCTTCACGGGCTTTGGCCTTTCCAAGCTGCTTCTGAAGAGAGTAGAAGTTGGACAGGGTCTGGGCATTCTTGATGTCCTCTTCGGACAGCTTATCGTAGCCGGTGAACTCCTTCTCAACTCCAGTCATGATGTTGGAGTAGGCTTTGTTGCGGAGGTTCGTGAAACGATTCTGCACAGCACGCCGTGCAACCTCAGCAGGCTCCTCAGAGTTGTACAGGTCCTCGAACTTCGCATCGAGGCCGATTTGCTCACCCGAGAAAGGGTCCGTAAACGTAGTGGGAGTCGAACGAAGCTCAGGCATCTGGAAACTAGACAGCCTGTTGAGAGCTGCCTGCGTGTCCTGCATGGCCTGCTTCGCCAGCATACTGTACTCCTGCATGGATTGCGCAGGAGCGCGGTCACCGCCAGCAGTGCCCATCATCAGAGCGTCAAGCGAGCGTGACTGCTCGTTCCACTTCTGGGTCATGGCCTCATAGGTGCGGTTCGCTTCCTCGAACTCGAGGTTGAAGGCCGTGGTGGCCTCCTGAAAGTCGGCGAGGTCTTCGTTCAGACCGGCTCGACGACGCAGCTGCATGAAGTTCGCGGCGTACATCGCTCGCTTCTCACGCTGGGCCGCCATGAAGTCATCACTGAATCCATAGTAGCCTGCGTTCGTCATGCTCTGCAGGTCGTTCTGCTTCATCGTCCAATCGAACATCTCATAGGATGCGAGGTTGGACTGTCTGCCCACGTTTCCGTAGGCGTTTGTTCGTTGGTTCTGGCCGTAGTACGTCCGATTTGCTCTCCACTGGCTAGGATCATACCCGCCCTGCGCAGTGGTGTACTTGTTCCAGCTATAGGTGCTCATTGATCTGCCTCCTTTCCATACTTGCGGATCAGTTTCTCGAGCTGTTCAACAGCCCAGAGTTGACCCGCATAGAAGGCGGCGTCACGGGCGATTCGTTCGTTGGTGAAGTCAATCTTGTAGATCGGAGCCGCTATCTGCGTCCTTAGATCCGCTGCGGCCTCCTCGAGGCTTGGCATTGACAGCTTGCTTGAGTGTCTCAATCTCGGCCTCCATCTTCTTGAGGGTCTTCACGAGTTCAACAATGATGAGCCGGAGCTCACCAACCTTCATCTCGGCTCCACGCTCGAGCCGTGCTTTGATGATGTCGTACATGGTAGTTCTCCAAATAGATAAAGGGCGGACCCTCGGATAACCGAAGGCCCGCCCCTAATTCATCCGTCTGTAGTGTCAACGATCTCGCAGCTGCCGCCCGCACAGGCGAACGTCTGCGATGCTTTCGTTGTGTCTTCCTTCTCATACTCGGACAGCCGTGACCAGTCGATCGCAGGGAACGCAGCAACGCGCTGCTCATATTCTTCCTTGCTGATCTCCTCGTACGGCGCCTGCTTGTACACATGCTCGCTCCTCGGAAGGAACGAGAGACCCTGAGCGATCTCCCAGTAGTCGCCATAGAGGCGGCTGCCGAGCTTCATAAACTCTTCGGGTCGGTATTCGATTGTAACGGACGGGTTGTGGTCCGTCCAGTGTTGCTTGATTGTCGCCCAGTCAGTGAGATCCGACAGGGCAGTGTGGTCGTCGATGTGTCCGTCGTAACCAATCACGAACTCAAACACGAAAGTGTTGGCCGGGTTGTTGACGCAGTCCTCGCCGGGCACACCCTGATCCCGCATCAGCTGGTACAGCGGATCCTTCTTGTCACAGCGGACACGACGGATGTAGTACGGAGCGTAGCGGTGATGGATGCCGGAGGAACTGTCGACAAGACAGGACACGGTGCCCGAAGGCTTGACCGTGGTGATAGCCGCGCTGCTGTTGATCCCGATCCTCGCCGCCCAAATGTGGTTGACGAAGGTGCAGTGTTTCCGGGCACTGATCAGAGCCTCGCTGTCGAAGGACAGCCCCTTGTTGTCCCGCATTCCGGTGAGTGACACACCAAGCAACGCCTCTTCGGCGGTGTTGGTCTTCCACTGCTTGCGGAGATATGGGAAGTGGGTGAGGGACGCCTGACAAGTACCGATGATCGTAGCAATCTCGGCTCGTCGGAGCAGTTCCTCGTGGCTCATGCCGGGTCTTACGACCACTTCTGTCGTTGATGTTCAGCTGAGGGCGTTAGCCTCAGCCGGTCTGATCTTGAATCCAATCGGCAAATAGTTTGAGTTCTTCTTGAGTAGCGTTGCTCTTCATGGCATTGGCTCGCTGGGAGATGACCCAGATGTTATCTGGAGTATATCCCTTAGACGAGTCAATACGATCAAGCGAGGGTGAATCTGGAAACGCTCCAGACTGTCCCTTGTGAACAACTAGCGGACACTTGAGTATCGGGCAAGTAGCCGGGATCACGATGTCCTCCTTGGTGATGGAGAACTCTAGTCCTTTACTCTTCGCCCTTGACTTCGCACGTCGATACATGCGAACCTCAGGTGTCTGTTCTTTCACGCGCTTATTGTTGCAGCCCGGACACAGAGTCACGGTCTTGCTAGTCTTCTCAAAGATTTGCGTACAGTGCGTACACTGTCGATAGTTCTCACCGACGAGATAACCTTCGCGGTTCATCTCCATCGGCTCGGGTAAATAGGATTCATTCATTGGCAGGTCCTTTCCTGCCGACCAGACTCCTGCATGTTTCCATGCAGACCAGACTATATCATCACTCTAGCATAGCTAGACGTGTCCTGCGCTTCCACTCACTTGAGTGTACTCCCCGAAGGGATAGTCGTTGAACCTTCCCGCCGAAGCGGGCTTGGCTGCTGATTGCCCTCGCCATTATGCGTTAGGGGTTTCCAGCAATTCACAGGATTTTACAACCTCTAGAGATTAAAGGTTACAGAACTGCGAGGGTCGCAGCGTGATCTCACCACAGGGGTTAGTCCCGAAGTTGTGGTCAGGGTCTCGACCGATCGAGCTGGTGCACAGCTTGGCAGCCTGTCGGTTGAACAAGCCGCGCTCACCGCTGTAGCTACGGTAGATAGCCAGCCACTCTTCCATGAAGACGTCGATGGCGGGCTTCTCGTTGTAGACAGCGGAGTTGTTGGCGAGCGAGCGGTACGGGTGAGCTTCCCACCAGTTACCGCTCTTGGCTCGCGCCATCTCATGGTCGTCCAGA